AGCCCAATATATATGTGTAAGAAATGATAGGATACTGGCGAGCAGTGCCGAAAGGCTTGTGGGGCAGTGTATTTGGGGTTTCCTGCGTGTCCTATTTTTTCTGAATTAAGGTAAAGGTTGTCTGACCAGATATGAAAACTTTGATTATGAAAATGTTAAAAATCAATCTGTAAAAATGCACAGTGCGGCCCTTCTTTGAAAAAGGCGAATAGATGAAAGTGAACGGAATCGAATATCAGGAGGATCCGAAATGAACTTGCGAGAAATAGCTAAAAAATGGCTTGAAGATAACGGGTATGACGGACTAACGAACGAATATTGCGGTTGTGAATTGAATGATTTAATGCCCTGCGGCGAACCTTCGCCTAATTGTGAGGCAGGCTATAAAGTCCCATGCCCCGGTCCAGAGTTATGTTCAGCCGACGGCGATTGTCAATTTCATATATCAATCAAGAAACCGGAGAGCAAAACCGAACTAATCGCTAAGGAGAAAAGCTGAAATGAACAAAGAGAAAATAAGAGAAGCGAGAGAATTACTGAATAAGGCAAATATTAGCATGCTTATTCCAGGTGCGATAATCATCAAAGCAGAAGTATATAATCAAATCAAATCCCTTCTCTCCGAGGAAGAGCTTGAAAAAGAAAAACCAAATGAGTTATGGTTTACAGATGACACCGAATCTACCGATCGGCTAATTAGAGAGCAAAAACAGATTAACAAAGAACATGCCAGGGAAATCCAGAAACTTGAAGAAAAATGTAATAAAAAAATTAAGGATACCTTGAGGTCCGCAAAAAATGATTAACGGGGAAACCCACAGATATGAAAACTTTGATTATGAAAAAGTTAATATCAAATCGTAAAAAATGCACAGTGCGGCCCTTTTTTGAAATATGGAAAACAAAGATAAAATAATACTGGATTTGTGCGGTGGAACGGGGGCGTGGTCAAGACCTTACGCCGAGGCTGGCTATGATGTGCGGGTTATCACACTACCAGAGTACGATTTAATGGATGAAGAAACAGTAATGCTTTTATGCGAAATAAAATGTGTTTATGGAATATTATTTGCAACAGATTGTACATGCTGGGCAAATTCAGGAGCAAGATGGTTTTGGCAGAGGATAACGGCAGAAATATGGGAAGGCATGAAATTGTTTGTCAAAGGTTATCGTGTGATTATGGCTCATAAAGAAGCAAAGTTTTGGGCAATAGAAAATCCAGTGGGTAAAATGAGAGATTTCCTTGGTGACCCACAATTAATATTTGACCCGTGTGATTACGGTGACCCATATACAAAAAAAACGTTATTGTGGGGGAGATTTAACGCTCCTGTTAAAAGACCGGTTAAGCCGGATGAGGGAAGTAAAATTCACAGGTATCCTCCATCAGTTGAAAGAAAAAAACTAAGGTCTATAACCCCGCCTGGCTTTGCTCAGGCATTTTTCAAGGCGAATAGATGAAAGTGAGGCCGTAAATGGTTAATTTTATAATACTGTTTTTAATATGTTTGTTTTTCTTTTTTTTATGGCTTGCTCCTATAGTTGTAATGCTTATAAGATTCGACGGCATTGAAGAGAAAATCGACAAACTGCTCAAGGATAAGCCGGAAAGTGAGCGAGAAGAATGCACATAATGAAACCGCCATATAGATATCTTCCGTTTGCAAACGGAATACACAGCAATGTTGGTACGATACGAGATGCAGATAACAAATCTGTATGTTCTTTTGTGAACAGGCTAAATGCTCAACAAATAATAAACGCTCTAAATAAAACCGAAGCCCGCAAAGGAGCCAAAGATGAGTGAGAAGTTCTCTCAGAGGCACGAAAGGAGATTGAGTAAATGAAGTTATTTAGACGAAAAAAGAAACGCCCAACACGAATGTATGCCGCAATAAGATTAGCAAGAATGTTACATAGAGTTGATGGCACACACTACGGGATGGCTTTATGTCTTGCTATTCACCATATAACTTGGAATTACGATAATTGGACAAAAGAGGATGATGAATGGTTCTGGCATAATCTAAAAGCTGATGAGGCCTCTCCAAAGCCACGAAAATAAAAAATGAGTTGATTTGCCCTAACCGCCCTGAGTTCGTCTGTTACAGGGTCTATGAGAAAAGGTATAATATGTCAATCGAAGCAATGGTAAATATATGGGTAGGTTGTGACGGCACGCTTTCAAACCCAGATTGTCACGTTGAAGTAATTTTTGGGTATAATGCTGTATTTGAAAAGTTTGATGAAAATAGATATGCTGATATGTTATGTGAAAAAGGATGGTTGGTTCTCGGAGAAGTAGCGTATTGCCCTGTATGCCGTAAAGAATTACATGATTAACCGCCCTGAGTTCGGGGCTGAGTATGTGAGACAGAAGATTATGGCAGGGAAGTTGAAAAAACAGGGAATCAGACAATCATATTCGGTCGGTGCTTATAATAAATATAATGAAACCGAGCAATGGATCAGAATATCTCAAGGCTGCCCTAATCAATGTCCATATTGCTATGAACCTAAAGAAGAATTTGTTTTTCCTATACCTCAAATTGTCCGTAACAAAGTAAAAATAATGGACATGAATTTATTATCCAAGCCACAGGCACTGACAATTATACAGGAATTAGGCAAAAAGAGAGTAAATGGACATGTTGTTCGTTACGAGCTTGTTTGCGGAATAGACTGGCGATTCTTGACTAAAGAAATCGCCCATGCTTTAAAAGTATCCAGATTTCAAAACATACGACTTGCCTGGGACTATTATCTAAATGACCAATATAAAATCAAAGACGCTATAGGCTTATTATTGAATGTCGGATACATGCCAAAAGATTTAATGATATTTATGATTTGTAATTGGCAAGTGTCTTATAGCGTGTGCTTAAAAAAAGCCCTGTTATGTGCCGTGTGGAATATAAAAATATCTGACTGTTATTTTGATGGCCAGACACCACCGAAAATTGAGCCGCTTGGCTGGACGGCGGAAGAAATAGAAGATTTCCGAAGAAGGAGCAGAAAACATAATCAATATGTAACATTTGGTATCGACCCAGAAGTAAAAGTAAATAAATACCAGAAAAGGATGTTCGAATAGATGGCAGGGAAGCTGAATACACATAACGAATTATCTTTGATGGCTTTAACCTGGTTATCAAATAAGGTAACAGCCAAAGGCTTTCGGGGGACTACTGAGGTTCGCCTAAGTCAGGGTTATGTGGCCGATGCAGTTGCTTTGTGTTCGTTGCAATTTCAATATAACAAGATGTATCTAACTCATTCAGGATTTAAACCTGCTATTATGCGCCGCATTTATAACCACGAAACAGGCAAAATTGACACTATTGTTCGGGGCGATCCAATAGATAATTACTACGCCTGTATATTCGAGGCTAAAGCAAGCCGAAGTGATTTTTTGAGCACGTTCAATCAATCTGAGAAACACTTAAACCGGCATGAGCCAATAGGGAGCTTACATTGGTGCGTGGCTAATAAAGGAGTTGCGAAGCCAGAGGAATTTCCGGACTTTTGGGGTCTGTTAGAACCATACGGGGCGGGTTTAACCGAGAAGAAAAGACCTTTATTGCAAATCTTAAAGACAGAAGAATTAGACAAAATCGCACATGCCCTTATTTGGCCTATTGAATCAAATCGTAGGTATTTTGTTTGTGAATGCTGTGGCTCTTATGTTAATCGTGGTTACTGCTTAAAGTGTAGAGGAAATCGTAAGGAAACTGAATAATGTCAGGGAAGCTACCTGAAAACCAAATAATATGCGGCGAAGCCTTAGAGGTCTTGGAGGCTTTGCCCAAAGAGAGTGTTTCCTGCTGTATTTCGTCCCCGCCCTACTGGGCATTGCGTGATTACGGAGTTGAAGGCCAGTTAGGACTTGAACCGACCTTTGAGGAATATATCGACAGGCTCTGCACTATCTATGATGAAGTTAAAAGAGTACTCCGCAAGGACGGCTGTGTTTTCGTAAATCTGGGGGATACTTACAACAATACCAACCTAGGCAGCCGTGATGTAAACCGATGGCCAAAACAATCAAGGAATGACCACACTCCAAATAATCGCCTTTTGCCGGCAAATATTCAAGTGAAATCCCTCTGCCTAATCCCTCAGCGATTCGCTATTGAGATGGTAAATCGAGGCTGGATACTCCGCAACGTCATTATCTGGCACAAGCCGAATCCGATGCCCTCGAGCGCCAAGGACAGGTTTACAGTTGACTTTGAGTACGTTTATTTCTTCGTAAAGTCTAAGAAGTATTTCTTCGAGCCTCAGTATGAGCCAATAAATTGTCCCGAAAGACTAAAATCACGGCCATTTGACCCAAACAATCTTAGCAGAAAACAACAACACGATGGTAAGTCTTTACGAGGACAGGGCATCAATCCAAAAACGGCAGATGCAACATTTGCAAGAATAGCAGCTCTTGGTCGCAACAAACGCTGTGTATGGACGATACCGACGCAGGCTTTTCCTGAAAGTCATTTCGCTACATTCCCAGAGGCCTTGGTTGAGCCTATGATAAAGTCCGGATGCCCTGAGTTTATCTGTAAATCCTGTAGAAAGCCGAGGGAGAAGGTTTGGGACACAGACTACAAAAAACATAGACCATCAGCAGGTAATGATTCGAGAAGCAGGGGAGAAGATAAATTTACTATTGCGAACCAAACAAGCGGATGGCAAGGAAACAACCTGATAGCTGAGAGAACGGAAATCGGCTACACAGACTGCGGCTGTGGGGCAGAATACGAAAGCGGGGTTGTCCTGGACCCTTTCGCCGGTAGCGGAACAACTTTACAGGTAGCAGCTCGACTTAACAGAAACTACTTAGGAATCGAGCTAAACCCGGAATATATCGAAATGGCCGAAAAAAGAGTATTGCAGGGCGAAACAGGTATTTCGCCAAAAGAGCAGGAGCAAGGACAAATACCTTTATTTGGCATGGAGGCTATCTAATGCCCTGGCTATGTGAATGGTGTGCAATTTACGGCAAGTACCCGCCTGAGAAGGCTTACAGGCCGGACGATGAAGAGCCTGTGATTACCCTGGACGGCGAAAAAATTTGCCAGAGCTGTGCCAAGAACTGGCAACGGGAAAAGAAAAAAGCAGAGAAAAAGGTTAACAAATCACTTGGCTCACCAAAGCCAGAAAGGATGAAAGATGGAAGAAAATAAAAATGAAATGTGGGCGATCGTGGAACTCATGGGACATGGGCAAACGGCAGGCATAATTCGCAAATCCGATTTAGGGGGATTACTTCGACTTGATGTACCTGTTGGAGAATCATTTAGAACAGAATATTATGGAGAACAAGCGATTTACGCTATACGAGTCTGTAGCGAGGAAATAGCAAGGGCTTATGCCCTGCCAGAGCGAGAAATATGTAGTTATAATGAACCTATTATTCCACGCGCTCAATATGAAGAGGCTGTACGTAAAATTCGCAGAGAAATGGAAACTGTTGTGCATCAAAATAAAGTTCTTCAAGAGCGATTAACACAAGTAAATTCATTGCCAGAACCAGAACCAGAAAAAGAGTCTGGTGAGTGAAGTATATCAATAATAAAAAAAGCACTTGACAGATACAAAAGCGGTTTGGTAATATTCCCGACTGCAAAGACTTTTATTGAAACGGAATTCAAATGACAAGCACCGATCATATTAGAAAGGAGGGCCGCACCAATGACAAGATAAGCCCCAAAACAGACAAAAAGTTATTAGCTGGTAGTGAAGCTAACTATCGCAAATTGGGCGGCCGCATTGTTATCGACTCCATTCCTAATCCTGATAACCAGAAAGCCGCCCAATGTTTTTGTCAACTCTGTGTATCATAGATATTCATGAAGAAGAAAAAGCGAACAACCAGAAGTAAGGCTGACAAAGTACCAGCTCTTGTTGGCCGCCCGGAAGCGTATAGAAAGGTATATGCTCGCATGGCCTATAAGCTATGTCTTTTACACAATGGAACGACAGACAAGGACCTCGCAGCCTTTTTTGATGTAAGTGAAGCAACTATCAACAATTGGAAAATCAAGCATCCAAAATTTTTAGAGTCCATTAACAAGGGCAAGACTTTTGCGGATATGGATGTAGTGGAAAAACTCTTTGAGCGGGCTACTGGTTATTCTCATGATGATGTTTATATCAGCACCTATGAAGGTGAAGTAATAATAACTCCGATTATTAAACATTACCCCCCGGACTTTCATTCAATGCGTTTGTGGCTCATGAATAGGGCAGACTGGAAAGATAAATTCGACCAGATAATGAGCGGTAAAGTAATCCTTGAACCGCCTGAGATAACTTAATGGATAAACCCATAAAATTAAAAGTCAAAAGAACACCTCGACAACGTTTAGCGTGGAATGAATTAGCCAGGTCAATCACACGTCGTTTAATGTACGGCGGCGCCAAAGGCGGGGGCAAGAGCTATTTCTTATGTTCATGGTTATTTTCTATAGTTTGGACTATCATGGTGGCGGCCAGATTAGAGCCATCTTCGCACCCTCCGCATGTAGCATGGTTCGGTCGTAAACAAGCTGTTGATTTCACAGGCACTACATTACAGACTTGGCGGGAAATAATCCCGGAAGAGTATTATGTTTTAAAGGGCGGGACCGAAAAAGACCCCAAACATATTTTGATTGCGGATAGAATCGCCATCGATTATGGCGGCCTTGATAGTCAAAAGAACGTTAATAAATTCAACTCAGCGGAATACATAATAATAGCAATAGATCAGGCCGAAGAGGTATCGAGGGACGATATTGCAGTGTTACGTGGTTCGCTGCGTATGATCTTAAGGATGGCAGATGGGAGCCCTGTAGTTCCGAGAAACCCCGATGGTGGAATTATCATTGACCCACTGACTAACCAACCATATGACCATTGGCCATACAAAGAATTATACACAGCAAACCCACGTCAATGCTGGCTCAAAGAAGAGTTCATCACGGAGGCTGATGATGATGCGGCCTTTGTACCGGCTCTTCCTGCTGACAATCCCCATTTACCATCGGGATATATTGATACGCTTAAAAAGGCATTCGGTCACAGACCGGAACTGCTCAAGGCATACTTAGAAGGTGACTGGAACGCCATATCAGGCCCGGACCAAATAATTAAAGAGGAATGGTTGCTTGAAGCCAAGCAGCGGGAATGTTACGCCCCGCAAGTTAAGATATACTTGGTTTGTGATACTGCCCGCTTCGGTGACGATGAATGTGTAATTTACATAATGCAGGACGCCGAGATATTAGGTAAGAAGATTTTCGGACACACACGGTCAACTGACATATCAAATAGATTATTTGCTTATTCGAATAAATTAGGTGGTGTGCCCATAGTTGTAGAGGCTCTTGGTGCTGACCTTGGGGCCGCCGTTGCCGATGAGCTGCTTGAAATGGGGGCCAATGTAATAGTTTACAATCCATCGCTGAAATCAGAAATCAAGAACGAACAAAAAAAGCCTATTTATTACAATCTTAGAGCTGAGGCATGGAGTGAAGGAGCGAAGAAATTGTCCAGCGGAATGCTGGACGAAGAAACCAACACAGTCATATCCTGCAAGAATATGTATAAGGAGCTAATCAAGCAATTAACGGCGGTCAATTATAAATTCCGGGCTGGCCGCATATTGGTTGAGCCAAAGGAAGAAATTAAAAAGCCCGACAGATTAGGCCGAAGCCCTGACCATGCAGATACATACATCATGGCTTTATGGGCCTGGGACAAAATAGATTATTATGATGATCCCGCTGATGATCCCGTTGGTTATTTTGAGGGACCACGAAAGACAATCACAAAAAAGGCAATGAGATTTTAAGGAGAAACAAAGAATGAAAAAATTAATTAGTATAGTTATTATTATCGTAATGGTTATAATATGCGGTTGTCAGGAAGAACATACGGCACCTGCAAAGATTTACGGCCAAGGTGATTTACCGCAGGGCTGGATAGACTATTTTGGGGACGATAATAATGCCCGGTTAAATTTAATCCAGACGAACCGCATTAACAACCTTGGTAAAGCTGTAGCAGGGCTTCAAATAAAAGTTAAGAGACTCGAAGAGAAGGAGTCAACAGATGCCAGGCAAGAACTGTCCAAAGCTCCCGGACAAACCGGGGGGCAAAGTGAAGGGGCGGGGAACAGTCCAGAAAATACGAACAATTCACCCCAAGGGCCGGCCAGATAAATATATTCATGTTCGAATCATGAGTAAAAAAGGCCCGCAAGGTGGAAAAACATTGGCCAGTGGTGTTCAAACAAAAAAGAAGGAATCTCATGCAGAACACTTGGCAAGGAGAATGACGGAATGAAGATACAACCTACATGGGACCGGGTAGTAGTTAAGAAGATGCCCAGAAAAAAGACTGATGGCGGCATTATATTGCCGGAAACAGAGCACAAGGAATGTGAGTTCGGTGAGGTATTAGCGGTTGGTCCAGGCGGCTTTAACATGGACGGCAGTCGGCGACCGATGGGCGTAAAGAAAGGTGATTTAGTTTTCTTCGACCAATATCACAGCACCACGTATAAAACAACTGATGTAGTTATTGTGGATGAAGAGGAAATCCTTGGTATATTGAAGGAATAGCCATGAAAAGAATCAAGCTAACATACGCAAAGAAGGAAGAGCTTCGAACGAAGATGATGAAATTCCGAGCCGAGGCCGAGGAAGGCAATAAGGCCGTCTTTAGACGTATGACCGAGAATGAGCGTTTCAAGGTCGGTAAACAGTGGGACACCGACGACAGCAGTTGGAACGAAGCACATGGAAAGTTCTCAATTACTACAAATGAAATACTTCCTATAGTTTTGGATATTGCCGGCACCCAGGAAGAGAACCCCATGGATATGCGGGTTCGAAACGTCAAAGGCGGCACTCAGATAATAGCTGATATTATGTCGGCTCTAATCAAGAAGATTATGGATTTTTCTTATGGCATAGAGGAATCTTCACGAACATTCGAAACGGGTGTTACCTGTGCCCGTGGTTTTCTTGAAATACTGATTGACCATTATTGTGACCCCTTGAACGGTGATCTATTAATCGCCGAGCTTGACCCATTTATGGTCCTACCGGACCCCACTTGTAAGGTATACGACTACAATCAGAACGAAAACGGGGCGAAATATATCTGGGTGGACAAGTGGCATGATAAGGAGAAGGTTGAGATCGCCTATCCAGGCCGCAAACAGGAAATCAAGGATGCTACTTATGACATGATACCTCAGAGTAGATTTAGCGGAATTCTTTCAAGGATATTCGGTGGTGGGGGGCCGAATCTATCCTTGAGAGATGATTATCGATATTACGATGATACAACTTATGACGAAGAGCAGGAAGTAAACGTTGCCAAGAGCCTCTACAACTACCGGATTTCAACTTGTTGGTGGAAGGAATGGTTGCCCGGTATATATCTTCAAAAGCTGGCCGACCCATTGAATATGCTGCCACTGTGGGAAAAGGGGGATATTAAGAAAGCCAAAGAAGTGGCGGAACAAAAACCTGAAGTATTCAAAATAATTGAAAAAGATAAGGACGAGTTACCTGTTACTATTCCGGTTATGAATAAGACCAGGATGATAGGTGATGTTATTCTTGAAAGCATTCAGGACCCCTTTGAGGGGATGAATTTATTTCCTATTATAAGATTTGCCCCGTATTTCGACCATGGATATGAATACCCGATCGTGGAAAATCTTAAAGGTCCCCAACAATTGATTAACTTCACCTTTTCGGCGGTATGTAATCTGCTCAAAGGATTGGCTAACTCAGGATGGAAGGTCGGTAAAACTTCTGAGAAAAATAGAGAATGGTTAGAGGAACATGGTGGCAAAGATGGCGTGGTAATTGATTTGAGTAAATACAGCAATATGGTTGAAAAAATCAAAGCAAATGAATTCCCGGCCGGATTAGATGTTGTTACCGAACGTGGGAAACAAAATATGAGGGAGATTTCCCAGGTACAATTAGAAGTGCCGGTTCGCAAAGCGGAGTCTGGCAAGGCATTAGCCATCCGGGAACATCAATCAATTAAAACAAAAGGTATTGTCTTTCGAAACTGGAAACAAACAAACCTCATAATGGCCCAGACATTTGTCGGTCTGATAAGGAATACGAGATTATTTTCAGATGAAGAGATTCTTGCCGTAGTGGACGAAGATGACATGCTGAATGCAAAGTTACTTGACCAGGCCAGGGCGATTGTCTTAAATCAAATACGGCAGGCGGGGCGTAAAATCCCCGGACCACCGCAACCACCGAATCCAATCAGGTTAAGAAATGCCCCTCCTGCGATTCAGGCTGAGATAATAGATGTATTCCAGAAGGAACAAAAGATATATGCTGAATTTGCAGAACGTGTCGAGCAGGCCGCAATACCAATAGCCCAACAATTGACCTTAAAGCTAATCCGCAACAAGCAGATTGGCCGCTATGGTACTAAGGTCGATTTGACCCCATATTCCTCGACAATGAGATTTGCTCAACGGATGGAAGCAATTGAACTTGACCAACAATTACTTACAGGAGGGCGGCCAGGTTTATCAAGAGACATGCTCATAGAACTATCGGATCTGCCGAATAAAGATAAGGCCAAAGCTGAAGGCCAACAATTGGCATTACAAGGGCAAATGAAATGACACAAACTATTGAAGAACAAAACGAACAAAAACCACAACCTGAAGTAACCTTACAGGACATTAACCAGATGTTTTATATCTTGGTGCACCAAACACAGGAAATGCACCCCGGAAAATGTCTTGCATTTCCGTTATCATTGTTTAAAGTATTGCCAAAGAACTTGAAAATGAATTTTCAACAGAAGGATAATAAGCTCCACGTATGGATACCGGAAAAACCAAGTGACCGCAAAAAGACCGGGGGTAAAATAATATATCCTGAAACTTTAGTCATAAACCCATTTAATTAGGAGTATATCATGGCAAAAACAAGTGAAGATGCTCAGGCTGTGTTGGACCAGCAAGTCGGGCAGGCACCGGAAATCCCTGAAAGCATGAAGGAAGATAAAAAAACCGCAAAAGAAGAGGCAAAAATTGAGAAAGAGGCCAAAGCGTTAGGTGTAGCCAATTCTAGGGTATCTCTCACGGGGTTCAAGGAGAAGAGCAATCCGGCCAAGTTAGAGAAGGAACAAAAACGCCAGGACAAATTAAAGCTTGAAAGAACTCAGGCCCGAGTCGAAAAAGCCAAGGCCAAAAGCAAACAGAAGCCCATAGAAGAGCGTCGCTTAATTTTGATATCAAGACTTCGAGCTTCTAGGGATGAAGGCAAGAAGGTAATGCGGGCCCGAGCCTACACCGATAAAAATATCAAGGCATGGATTGAAGAATTAGAGTTGATTGAGAACAATCCAAAGCAATGGAACAGGTCCACGAAAAACGGCACAGCCCCTTATGTGCCGGGAAATAAGAGAAAGAAATCAACTCAGGAAATCCTTGATGGTATGAATTTGGATGACTGAAATGGAAACTGTTATGTCTAAATTACCAAAAAGAAAACCGTTCTCAAGTCTCAAGGGTGACGAGCGCCGATGGCGTATCGAAGAGGCAGCTAATACTCTGAAGCGGTCTATATCAATCCAAAAGGAAGTAGCGGAAATCCGAAAGGACAAAGGACTCCTTAAGGCCGTTAAGATGTATCTTCAAGAGGAAATTCTAGAGACTCAAAGAGTGAAGAATAAAATATAGCTGAACGGCACAGTATATTGCCGGATACCGATGGTCGTGATGGTGTAACCGACCCAGGCACACCTGCTGAACAGGTGGATACGTTTGATAATTGTCGGTCACAATTATCCTCCACCCCATGAGTAATGGGCGATACGGCACTCTCAGCCGGGAAAAATGGAGAACATTATGGACAAGTCTGAAATAGAAGAAATGCCGATGGGCATGAGCAGCGAAGAGATTGATGCCCTTACAATGGAAGGTGAGGAAGATGTAACTTCTGATGAAGACATTGAAATTGCCCAGAAAGTTGTAGATGGTATCAATGACTCCGATGACTCGGCTGAAGAGTCCGTGGAGGGCGAAGAAGCCGAAGAAGCGGAGGAAAAAGACGAAGAACAATCCGAGGAAAAACCGGGCGAAAAAGAGAAGTCCGAAAAAGAAATTGATCCGAAGGATGCCGTCATAGGTGAATTCAGGCGGAAGCTTCGTGACCAGGAGATAGAAAATGCTCGTTTGCAAGGTGCTGTTGAGGCTATGCAAACGATAGGTCAAAAGACCGAAAAAGCTCCTGTTGAAAAATCGCCACTGCAAAAGGCCAAAGAGCAATATGTCGAAGAATATGGCAATCTTGATGGCTTTAATATTACAGTGGACCTTTACGAAGCTCAAGAAACCTGGAAGGAAGAACAGGTTCAGAAAAAGGCTGAAACCGAAAGAAGAACCTCACTGGACCAAAAGGCCACACAAATAGCTGATACGGATTATACGGCTGAGAAGATGGGGCAAGGACTTGATTACAGAAGCATTGTAATACCCGGCCAACGTTATCTAACTGAAAAACATCTTCAATTGATAGCCGCCACATCAGCCGTGGAAGGTACAGAGGCCGCAATTCGTAAAACCTATGAACTTTGTAAAGATGCCCTGCTAAAGGCCGGTGGGCCAAGAGCAGAGGCTATCAAACTAGCTACTCAAGAAAAGCCAAAACCAAAGCCCAAAGGCAGTAAACCTACTCAGACTAAGAACGAAAAACGCAAAACAGGAATGACATCTGAGGAAGTCGATAATTTGACGACCGAAGGTGAAGAATCCAATAAAGGCGAGGACGAACTTAGTCACAGTCAACGATTAACTGCTTTTATGTTTAATCCTGAATAGTGGCATATCGTCTCGCCGGAAAGGTGAGTATTATGCCAAGAACAAGTATTTTAAGCGCAAACGAGCTTACCCAGAAAGCATGGCCCCAGACGGTATTTACCATAATGCTGGAAAACATGCAATTTTCAGGGTTAATGTCTGAAGGAAACGACATGCCGGTCATTATAGACCGGACTTTAGAAGGAAGACCTGGGGATCAGATAATTTTCGAGCTTGATATGCCGTTATCAAGCGCCGGTGGTACTGACGACAGTGATATTGAGGGCAATGAGGAAGCAATGAGTTTCTTCAATTTCCCGGTCACAATCCATGAACGTAATCATGGTGTTAGAAGTGCCGGCAAGATGACCGATAAGCGATCTGCCATTAAGATTCGTTCGAAAGCCGCTTATGCGATAGGCAGATGGTCGGCAGAGCAGGTCGAAAATGATTTGATATGGGCGGGTTCCGGGTTAGGTAATCAGAATACTTATGCCGGCGAAGGTACCTCAGCGATTTTAACAGTCAATGAGAAGGCCCCAAGCTCAAGCCGTATCTTTTATGGTGGTCAAACAGCGGCCGGTGTAGTAACTGAAGAGAGCACCGATTCTGCCATTGGTGATGGTGGTGCTTCAGATTATGCTAATTTCCTTTTCGGTACCAAGATAATCAGTTTGATAAAAATTAGGGCTCAATTAGCTTACCCGAAATTCAAACCGGTTATGATTGACGGCAAGTGGTATTACGTGATAGTAATTCACCCCTTGCAAACCAAAGCTCTAC